AAAGCCCTCAATTATTAATAAGACTTCTTTTGTAGAATTAACCATCTTTGGATCTGAGTTTATTTCTTCCGTTATAACGGCCTCCTTCAAATATTCCCTAAGTCTTCCCAACTCAGAACCAACAAACAATTTAAGCGAGACGCCATTATCAGAGAAGGACATCACATATCGATTCAGTAAATCCTTTTGTTCAGATAGCAGTGTATCTCCGTACTTTTCATTGAACTTCTTAGTAAAAGTTTGGTAAACCAAGTTGTCTATCTGGACTATGTTCTTCCCAGCAGACGGTTTTTCTAATTCGGCTATTAACTGTTCCATCAGTTCTTTTTCTAGGAGTACGCGGGCTTTTGTTGAGACATCTGAGCTAAATATTTGAGAGATCGTGGCTAGGCTCTTATACCCGGGAACGAAGTTAGAGAACACGCTACCAGCTAGGCGGCGATTCATTGTGTTTATCAGGGAAGTTTGTTCATTGAACAATCTTTTCTTATCAAGAAGTTTTTCGCGGTCGAGCTTAATCTCAAACATCAACTTTTCTGCGGTGTATCTGTCTAAGCCACTGGTCTCAGATAGGGCTCTATAAAAGTCCAAGTCTTGTTTTAAACTCGTAGTGGCACTGAAGTGCTCTGATATCAGGTGGAGGATCGACTGCTTCTGCTCATTGTTTTCAGATAGTACAGCTTTTGTAAGCTCAACCATTAAAGTTTCGTATAATACTGCAGTGTTTCTCTTTTTATTGTGTTTCGTCTTTGGCATTCTTTTTCTCCAGCTGTTCGATAAGCACTTTCATCTCTTTATTGACTTCAAAAAGTTGAGTTTCTTCGTCTTTATAAATAGTTCCTTGTTGCTCCATAATCCCATTGCTTAGAGACATAAGATCTTGAAACCCGTCAGGGACATTGCGAGATGCAGGGCCGTAGCCTCCGTTTGGTACACCGCCGAGGGCCATCATGTTGGTGCGGCGGCCGGTGCGTTTATCATTATTTACGGGGTTATATAACTTTCCTTTAGATCTTGGTGTAGTAGTGGCGTCGTCTCTGTGTCCTGGGCCGGAAGGTCTCTTAACTGTATACTTGTGTGTAAGTCGGACCTCATCATCTCGGTTGCCGGGTTCGGCGAGAAGCATATCTTCCTCACCCCCTTCCTCTGGTAGAGGTTCTTCACCTTCCAGGGAGTCCTCCCCTTCAGGGCCCCCAGGGGGAAGGAGACCTTCTTCTTCGGCGATATCCATTGCACCCGCTTCTGCTGCGACTGAGCCGGCTTGTACGACTGCTTCCGCCTCGACTTCCAGCATGGCCTCAAACTTCTTATCATAGAACATTTCTCTTTGATTGCGCACGAACTCTGCGTCGTCCATGTTGAACAGGTGCTCCGCAATCCATCTGCGGCTAAAGAATCCTTCCGTGGCCGAGGCTGCGACATCAAATTTCGTTTTCCAATGTTCTAATTCTTGAAGCTCCGCAATCTTCGAAGGATTTTGTAAACTTAGCTTAAAACTTAACAGGTCGTCGCCGCGGTAGCCTAATGTATATAAGTGAATAATCCCAACTTTTTCCAATTCAGATACGAGTACTCGTTGTAAGCGTTGGACGGTTCTGGCAAACCTTATATCCTTTTGGGCTAGGGTTGTGCTATCTTCTCCGCCCTCGGCCGTCGTTGATAAATACGATGGGGGAATTTTCAGCGCGGAGAATAATTTATCTCTTAGATATTTAATATCATCGATATCCCCGGTATAAGCACCACCGGGGAGAGTTTCAACTTTTGAGGAGGTTCCGCCGCGGACGGGAATGAAGTAGTCTTCTTCCACGCTCATAGGGTTATAACGAAGATCTACACGGCCCGTGTCCGGATCGATGACCTGATTTCGTTTCATTTGAGTCATGACTTTCTGCATGTACTGTTCTACATCCTCGGGAGGGATCGCTCCCACATCAATATAGAATACGCGGCGCTCGGGGGAGCGGACGATGCGGTATGCCATTACAGCATCTTCAAGCATTGTTAATTGACGCCAAATTCTGCGAGCAGCCTCTAAAATAGAAGTTCCATATGGCGCATACTTGTCATTGCCTAAAATACGAAAGTGTGCTACTTGCCAGTTCTCGAAAGTTAAGCCGCCAGAGTTCCACTGAAATTGGATGTAGTTTGGGTTGTCTTCGTCTTCACCCTCCAACCTCTCCATTTCATTCGAGGGCAGGCCAATAGCAGATTTAATTCCAGTCTCCGCATCAATATCTAGATATAGAAAAAAGTCTCCATATTTGCACATTGTGCGACACCAGCCAAACAAGTTATGTTCAAGATTCATGATGTTAGTAAACAGGTTATATAAAATAACTTTTAGTTCTTCGTTGGGACACGACACACTCAACATACTGCTCAGAGCACTGGAAGTGGTCATCTCATCTGCGTAGATATCCATCGCTGAGGCGATTTCTGGTGTGTACTCCATCTGATCAAAATCAGAATACCGGTGTTGCCGGTTCTGGTTTGCCATCAAGTCGGCTTCTAACGCAGCAAAAGGGTTATTATCACTCTTTTTGAATTGCTTGCCGCTGGCCGACTTAAATTTAAACTTATCTAGATGGCGCCGGCGGTACCGGCGGATGTTCTGTGTTCTGTAGTTTACAATCGGTCCAGAAAAAAGTCTGGTTAGCCTCTTAAAAAGTTCCGATTCCTGATTTCTTGGGTTGTTGTTTCTACGATTTTTTACTGATGTTCTTCTTGCCATTGGTTATCCCTTGTAAAGCCATTTGTATTCTTCATGTTCTTTCTTTGCTTTATCAAATCTATCTAAGTCATCGTTGCTTTTGTAACCACGCATTCCTTTGATTGTGGTATTTAACTTAGTGTTTGTAACGAAGATTGAATCGATTAATGCTTTCTTATATTCTACATCTCTTTTGTTAGCTTGTAAAGCGGTATCTCTAACCCAACAGCCAATTGCCAGGGCTAAGATTAGATCATCGTTGTACCCACGCATTGCCTGCGGCTTACCATTATACCAAATAAATGTAGTTATTTCCTTGAATGTCCTCTGAGAGTATATAGTAATTAGTTTATTTCTTATAAATTCTTCGAGCTTAGCCACAATAATTGGCCTTGTCTTTGTAGAAGTTGTAAAGCCCGGGACGGAGTTAGTCATTGATTCCGCTTGGTATTGTTCAACAAATTCATGAGTACTTTTCACGGAAAAATATATGTTAGAGTATTCTAGGTCTAATAGCTTTTCAAGTACAGAGATTCCTACCCCAACATTTTCCACGACTAACAAGCATTTTCCGAATTCAGAGCCGGCCTGGTAAAGTATAGTGGAATATTGATCCAAGCTTGGTTTTCCTTGATATTCTGCCACGATCTCCATGGTTTCTAGTTTAAAAATATGAAATGTTGAGTTGTCGGCGCCATCGCCGCGGGCGACATCGGCAACCAATAAATAAGTGTTCTCAGGACTATATTTTTCCCACATCCAGAAGTTTCTATCAAAGCCGGTTCTGTACAGGGGTTCTTTTGTAGTAGTGCTTATCCAGGCGATGTCCTCTGGATGGATAACTGTTTCTCCGGAAGTGTTAAAATTGCATTCTAACTCTTGAGAAATCTCGCGTGCCGACATGTTCTTGGTTTCTCTTTGGAACCAAGACTGATCTCTATCTGGGTGTACATCCCAAGGTAGTGAAGTCGTATTAAATTCGTTCTCTCCAAGTTCCGCCTCTGTATATACTTTATGAAACCAGTTTCCTACACCGTTTGGAGTAGAAAGCGCTATGCAACGGCCGCCGGTAGAAAGCGTCGGGTATAGACCTGCCCACAATTCTTCTAATCCTTCAACATGAGCAGCCTCATCGATGACTAATAAAGAAAGGGCTTCAGAACGCCCAGCATCTCCAGAGGTTGAAGAAGCTTTAATTTGCGAACCGTTCGAAAGCTCAAAGGAAGTTCTATTATCAATTGAGATCTCAGCAATCGATAGCCATGTAGGCAACCTTTTTATAATTGCCTTAACCTTTTTTACTAAGTTTGAGGCAGTGCTAAACTTGGTGGCTACAACAAGAATATTCTTGTCTCGGTTGAACATCATTAGCCAAGCAACATAACCAGCAGTGATCGTTGAGATTCCTAACTGGCGGGCTTTTAATATAACATTAAAGCGATGTGCTTCAAAGCTTTCTAAAAGCTCCGTTTGAAAATCATAAGTTCGAAACGGTATCAAGCCCTCAAGGGGATGAGAAATCCTGGCATAATTGTTTAGAAAGTAGCTTGAGTTCTTGCCACATTTTACAATCTCTTTCAGAACCTCTTGTTTAGAAAGTTGATAGGTCATGTTAGCCTCTTTATTCTGAGCCCTTTCTTTCGTGAAGCTCGGTCATCACTTCGACCCTTAAGCCTTTAAGTTCTTTGATAGCACTCATCGCTGATGTGCGTACTCTGCGGCCTGCGGAGGCGTTCCCAGCGTCAAACTTTTCTGCGTCTCGTACAGCCAGAGAAAGCTCGCTGAGTATTTCTTGTAATTTTTCTAGTACCATTATTAGTCTCCTTTCCTTGTTACACTTTTAGATTTTTTGGCACCAGGATATGTGTCTTTCCCGATTGCTAAAAACTTTTTAATAGAAGCATCCAATCTTTCTTCACTTTCCTCACCTACCGGGGTCACATCTGTCAGAGCGCCTATCTTGTAGTATCTGTGTGCTTGTACCCAGGCACGGATGCGGGAAGTGCTCTGTACATCAACAAAAACCTCGCCTTCGGGGCTGAGTGAAAGAGTCTTACTAGTTACTTTCTTATATTCTTTTTTGAGAAATTTCGCGATATCGTCAATCATACTTTCGATGTCAGATTCAAACTTGCTGTCATGCACATCTTTAATTTTAATTTCTCCGTGATAATGAATACAGAGTTGCGGGCCATGAAATTTGACGCTGAATCCATCTGTAATCCGAGAATCGATGATCGGATCGCCTTCTTCTCTTTTTAGCCCAACTTTGTGAGCCTCTCCATCTAATGAATATTTCTCATCATGGGCGCCGTCATATGAATTGGCCGCGGCTTGGGCAATTCCTCGAACAATATCTATTGTATTTGATTCGGCCATTTATTTATTTCCTTTAAGATCTAGGTTCTTACTTATAATTAGTTGTTTAATCTCTTCTTTAACCAATTCTTTTAAATTTTGTTTGTTCTCGCCTAGGCCTGAGAGCATTTGCGCTATGTTAACACATTGGCCCTGAATCTGTATTTCTCCTTCAGCACACCAGCCTCCCGCTGCGGGGCCACGATCTGTATCCGGGGTCCTAGCGAGAGCATCTTGAGTGTCTGCGTCCTTCCATCGGGTGTCGGTGGTGGTCTCCGGAGGCGGAGGGGTTCCAACATATTCTGCTGCTGCGGGCGCCGACGGCTTTTCAGGTGGCAAGGTCCAGTCGCCCCCGAGTGGTTCACTGTCATGTTCTACAGGTTCGGCGGGGCCATAACCAGCATCGACAACTTCAGTGTCTCCGCTCTCATCATCAAGCATCCCAAGAGCGGTTAATTGGGCGATTTCGTCACTACCCATAGGCTCCTGGAAGTCGCCGGCGATAGCATCGATTAAAGCCGGCTGAAACTGAATCTCTTCCGCTTCTTTTTCATCTTGTAAGTCGCT